TTCCCTTTCTTTTTATTAACTTTTGGATTCTTTTTCATAGCCTTCCCATTGCGACGGTTTGAGTTCCGTTCGCCTCCTCCTTTGCCGCCTTTTCTTGCCACTAATCTACTGGATTAATCCAGGCATCAAGACGATGCCCCTCAACAATAGCATGGGCTGGTGCATGCTTTTGCCCACGCCACAATACGCCTTCTGGAAGTTTAATCTTTGCATCATGATTACCCTTATTTACAGCATTTATAGCACGCTTTGCTGGACCGAACATAGAAGCGGGTGGTGCTGGGTACAGGTTGCTAGATAGATGCGCACGAAGACCTAAGTCTTTGTCCTTCATTGACGCATATTCGGCAGCATGCATGCTTCCCATTATTAACTCCTTGCGTTATTGTGCGCATCTGTAAAGTGCGCATTAATTGAACGACGAATACCGCCTTGTAGTCTTGAGGTTGTACGACTGTACTTTACGTCTGGAACAACCCATCCCTGTTCACCGTACCAAGCAACTGGTGTGTTATAAGACTTAACTACATACGAAGGATTATGAGAGCGCATTGTCTCTGCTAGTGTAGAAGGCAGCATTCCTGTTTCAGTACCAACCTCTGCTACTGAACCTCCACGACTGCTTGGGCCTACAAAAGACTCTCGTGCAGTTACTGCCTCTCCAAGATTTTTGTGCGTGACTCGTTTAGCCATGATTACTTACCTGGATTTACCTTGTTTGGGTATTCAGTTGTAATAAATCCGTATCCATAGAATGGATGTAGAGATTGACGATTAGCCTCAGTTGCTGAGGTGTTCATCGCGTTCTCTTCTGTATCTGGGCGAACTTTACGGTACTTGCCGTCTGTCGCTCCATCGTTGAGAGACTTGTTCATTGAGCGAGATGAGTTGACTGCCATTTACTTGCCTTTCCGAGCGTACTGCATTTGGCGTTTTGTAAAATCGCTTTTCTTTTCAAGAACTACTTTTCCAGTCAGTCCACCCTTTGTTTTTGGAGCAGCCTGAATTGAACCCATTTTTGCTGCTGCTGCAACAGCAGGATTTTTAATTGTTCTACGGTCGTTGAACATCATTGCATCAATTCCTTTGCTCGTTTCTGCCTCTTGGCTGTGGTGCAGCCTGTGCAGTGCCCCTGATTTGCTAGAAATTCTACAGGGTTAATAATCATCCCACAGGTCGGACAGTTAGAAGACCCGTTGTATCTGGTTAAATTTTCAGCCTGTAACTCCATGGTCAGCATGCCGTCGCCGTCGTCTGCCATCATTCACTTCCTAACGTGTTTCTAGATGCTCCAGTGTAACCTGCAGGGCTTCCTGAGTACCAGGAAATACGAGGCTCTACATAATTTCTATCTACAGTAACGACATCGTCTATACCTACAGCACGACGGTCATAACCATAACGGTCTGGAAATAAACGAATTTGAGGCAATGGTGGACGAACCATTTCTGCAATATCTGCACCAGGAATTGTTCCTACCATCAAAGCCTGTTGTGTTAGGCGCTCCATATTTGATGCCCATGGGCCGTTGTATTGCCAACGCTTTGCTACCTGGTCAGGTTGAACAGGTGCACGCCATGGCTTTGTATAATCGTAAACGCCGTCATACTTCTGGGTCATAACGCACCTCTGTGTGTAACCCAAGAAACAGCCTGCGCTTTATTGGGAACATCAACTTCAAGATGTTGTGCAGCCTTGTGATAAGAATCTACAAAATGGTCATACCTGTTTTTTGCTGACAATCCAATATCAGGGGACATTTTTCCTCCACCACCTCGTGGTGTTGACTTGCGTCCTGTACCAACAAAAGGATGTCCCATAGCAATGTCATATGCGTGACGGTCAATTGTTACTGGACCTTTATTACTTGGGTCATGAATGTTTTCAAAAAAACTACGAACTTTATGTCCACCAAGAACATCGTGTGGGTCTTCTCCAGCCAATATTCTGTGTGCCTTGTCTACGTTTGCTGGAATAAGAGCGCTACGAACTGTTCCTGTTTTGCGCATTTCATGGGCTTCAGCAACGTTGCGATTCCAGTCACTTAATGGAGATAAAGCAGCAATAACTCCTGCGCCTTTTCTTACGTCTCCTCCACCAACCTTTTTGGCTTCGTCATGAGCACGCTCATACCACTCAGAGCCACCCTTTAATAATTCGGGAGTAGCCTCTCTGTATTTCTTTATAATGTTTTGAACGTGAAGGTCTTGAAACTGTTGAGCAAGATTCTTGTCAAAACGACCCTTTTCATTTACTCCAAAGAACTTCATTATCGCCACGCAGGTTTCAAATAAGCCAACATATTCTGACGACGAACATCAATCTGACCAGGAGCATCAGAAACAAGATTTGATTTACCATCATTTACTAGATGTGGAGCAGGCGTCAACTGTGTTTGTGGAGCAAAACGTGTTGCACGATAGACGACCGCGCCACGACTTGCATCAGGTTGTGCGTTCATTTGACGGCGTATTCCCATATCTGGAGTAAACTCTTGAGGCCAAAAGTACATAGAGGGTTCAATGCGCTCACCCTTGTGAACACCGCGTTGATAAGCCTTTTGATTTACACGGCTTTTTACTGAATCGAGAAGTCTGTCATCACGACGTGAACGTATTGTTCCAAGATAACCGTCTGGATACTCTGCAGATGGAACACGACCAACACCAATGCGCAAGGCATCCATAGTGTCGTGTGCTACAGGAGTTCCTGCACCACCCTGATTGTTATAACCGTAGAATCCACCAGCACCTAACGATTGCCAATTCTGACTGGCTGAAAAATTATTAGAGCCTGTAGGCATTATTGCCTCCTGGCTTTGAGAGCGGCAACGTCCTTGTCCATTTCTGCAAGAGCAGCAGATTTCTGCTTCTTGCTCATGCGACTACGTGCCTTCCATTGCTCCTCTTTTTTGGCATAAGATTTTGCAACCATTACGGCTGCAGGATTATCGGTTCTAAATCCTTTTTCATCTTCAAATCTTGTGGGTAGAGTTTTGCCTGAACCCGCTGCATAAATGCCTAGTTGATTTTGATTTACACCTCTGCGTAGGCCTTCAGATAAAGAAGAAACACGGTCAGAAATGTCAATATATGTTTTACCTTTGGATGTATCCGTCCAAATGCCTTGATGAATATTGGACTGTTCTTTTTTGGTAGGCATGCGAACAGTGCCGTGTTCTGTAGGAAATGTTTTTGTTGCAATGTCTTTTGTTTCGTGAAAATGTGCTGCAGCAGACTCAACATCGAATGGTTTGTTCGATACCTCTTCAACACCACCTCCTGCTTCTACAGGAACACGTGGGTCACGAGATACGTAATATCCACCTCTTTTACCGCGCTTTCCAGTTAAGTATTCACGTGATGCACCATAACTCTGTGCAAATTGTGAATGACTTAGAACAGGGCGGTTATCACTCACGTCCAACTCCTTTGTCAGAACGTGGAAGACTTGGCGAAGTATCATCATCAAACTTGAATGTAGTTCCAGCAGTGCGTTTTGAATACGACAAAGGTGTTTGTCCACCACGAGGTGTACGCCAAGCAGTTCTCTGTTGGAATGAACCTGCAGTAGAAGAACCCAATGACATCGGTGGTTCTACATCCAATGGCTGAGGTGCTGCTGCTTCGTCATCCCCGAACTGTGAATAAGAACGAGGTTGCTTTGGCATCGTTAGTTGCTCTGCGCTCCATAGGTAAAGTCCGCACTCTGACGTCCACGCACTGATGGAATCATCTTTGCGTTTGCCATAGTTGCAGAAGCCTCAACAGAGTGAACCGCTGGGAACTTTGCACCAACTACATAACGAGCACCCATGCGCTCAGACTGTGCTGCATTACCTGCAGGAACATTCTTGCGGTTTGCTTTTCCGCCTGCTGTTGGGTCGCCAGCCTGTGTGTTCTTCTTTGGCATCAATTTTCCACGTAGTGGTTTTGCACTAACGTTGGTGACGCCAGAGTAATCTGCACCTACATAACGACGTGGGCTTGCAGAGTGTGCTGCAGATGCAAGCACTTCTTCTGGAGTATCAATATTTCTGTTTTTCATTTTACCTGCCGATTCTGAGTGGCTTGAGGAAAGGCCCATGCGACGACGCATTGCATGACCCATGTCTGACCAATTTGCCATAACTACTCCCTTGCTTAACCCAAGGATAAGCCTGTTTTAATTTGCTGTAATGGCGAATACGATGGCGCTTATCTCACCATCGCGGCTTTCAATCGTGGTAAATCCTGGCTTACAGGTCAGGTCCATGCCACGAGGAGCGACATAGCCACGAGAGATAGCGATTGCCTTTACGGCTTGATTGACGGCTCCAGCACCTACAGCACGTAGTTTTACCTCGTGCTTATCGTAGATTGCATGAGCAATTGCTGAAGCAACTGATTGAGGATTAGAGCCAGCGCTAACGCGAAGGAACGGCTCTTCAGTGGTAACTGTTGGTTCTTGTGTAGACACGTTTTTTAGTCCTTTGGTTCCGATGTAGTGCCGCTCCTAGGGCAAAATGGTAGGACTAAAGTCGTTCCTGGTCTCGGTATTTGGGGTCTTCCATTTGTTTAACCACAGACTCTTCGACCTTGTCCTGATGGATACCAGCGGCTAATCTAGCCAGGGCATAGGAATCGGCAGCATTGTCGTCGTTGAATTCCACGCCCCATCTCTTGTACATTTGTAAAAGCATCTCTTGCTTTTTGGCGTTTCCTTTACCTGCTGCATACTTCTTTAAGGTCATTGGAGGGACCATCAAAGGAAACCTAGTTCCATCATCAAAATAATCGTATACAGTCAATTTAACTAAAGCAGATAATTCACCTAGCACCAAAGCAGAGTGACTTGCTAGAACAGTTCCTTCCATAGCAATATCATCTATTCCGTTATTTTCACTTAAGTAATCAAAATGGTCAAATAAAAATTGACGAATGTCTACCAGACGTTCAATACCAAAATATGGAGATTTGTATACCCAGGTGTGATACTTACTGGGGTTTCCCATCTCTATTGCAGTAAGGGCGAAGCCTGTAAGAGATTGGTCAATCCCTATACAGGCTATCTCACCTTTTGTCAGACCACCATCAAAGGTTTTGGTTGGCACGGCGTTCTCTTTCAGTAATGACCATGTCTACAGTCCCAAGATAACCAGCGCCGTCTACCAAATTATCCCTCTTGTGTTTATAAACTTCTCTTGCAATCTTTACCCATGCCATGGCAAGTCCTACCTGCTCTTCAGTTATGTCAATACCGAAGATAACTTCCCATCCCTTTTTAATTCTTTCAAAGTTATCGAGGGGATGGTCGTAAGAAGCATTTCTCTCATTGTTTATAAGTTGATGGGCTTCAGGCAAAATTGGCTCTGTCATACGTATTCCCTTCTTGGTCCGCCAGCAGTTCTACGAGTTATTTCTCTTGACACAAGAGTTATATCTCGTTCTTGGTTGTTTAACATCATCTCTAAAATTTTACGACGAGCATACTTCTCTTCAAACTTATCTTCTAAGTCTAATACATCTTCATCGATGGCAATCTGCGCTTTTATTAATGTGACCTTGTCACCTTTTGTAGCGGTTCCCATCTTCTCAACCATTAATCGGTTTACTTTCAAATCAAAGGCTCTTTGTGCTGCTCGTTCTTCCAATTGAGACTGAGCAAGTTGAGAAGCCGTGTAATCAGCCCATCCAGTAAGAACAGTGAACAATTCAGCCAACTGTTCGCTACTAAGAGAAGTTATATCCGGTGGAAGAGGTGTCAACTCATAGGTTGGCTTTGGTACATCGATTGCCTTTTGAGTTAAGGAATCAAGTCGCATTGTTTGCATCCGTCCTCCGATACATTACAGGCTGGCATCTTATCAGCCTCTACCGCATCTACCACTTTTTTGGCTGCATTAAAAACTCTTTCGACTATTTCAAAGTTTGCTTTTACCGTGAACTCTCTGTAGTCCTGGTCTGCTTTTAGTTCGTAAATAAAAACTATTTCTTTTGGCGCTTCATCACCAAACATACGACGAGCAAGTTCAAGGTACATCTGTCCCTGCAATAGATGGCTTCGGAATGGCCTACGAATATTCTTCCAAGCCTTTGTTAAGTCGTAGTTGGCATCAGCAAGAATGTCCGGTGCTTCGAACCTCAAAGTTCCTGCGCCAATTGACTTAATCTCTATTAGGCAGTCTTCTCCAATACCCTTTATCCAACCATCAGCGTGACCGTGAATGCGCAATGACTCGTCTTTTAGGGGAACCTCTAAGTACTCATCCTCTGCATCTACTTCAGAAGAGATGTTCCATCCTTTGCCTATTGGTCCGTGCCACATTCCATATAGAACGCCCATTTCTCTAAATCGGTTTTGCCATTTTGCATGGATAGCGTGACCTTCATCAAAAATGTTTTGAAGCCTTAAAGATGGCTTTTCTTTCTTAGCCTCTCCGCCTTTCAATAGGTAAAAGGCATAACGGTGACACCAATCGGCCTTTATAATTTCTGATGGATGAAGGACATCAGTTCTACGTTTACTAGGAGGTTTAAGTAAAAGGTGCCTTTCAACATCACCAATAAGTCTAGTTTCAGTCTTCTTGGCATCCAAAAATTTCTTGAGGTCTTTTGACGCTTGAACTGGCATCACACTTCCTTACTGAATATAAAGTCTTTTAGGGTCATTTTCTTTTTGTATTTTTTTTGCCATTTTCTTATGAGGGCATTCCTCTCGCGATGAGAAAGGCCTCCCCATATTCCGTGTGGTTCGTCTCTACTGACTGCGTCCCATAAACAATCTTTTCTGACTGGACAATGGTTCTTTCCAGTTTCACCAAAACAGAATGTTTTTGCTTTTGCAGCGATAATCTTGTATTGCTCTTTATCTCTTGGCGGATAAAAGAGGTCGGTATCTTCTCCTGAGCAACGTGCTTGGTATCTCCAAGCGTACTCTGGTTCGTCCATGTTTTAGGCATCCTTTGTCTTATCCCTCATCTCTAGGAAGTCATTCTCAAGAAGAATGACGTAATCTTCCCCATCGAGATGAACACCAAGAACTGGCATTCTTCCTTCAAGGATTGCCTCTCTTACATTCTTTTTTAATACATCGGACTTTATTGTGAACTGTTTTTTACCAGTCCACTTATGTTCAATCAATAGGTCAGTTGACCGAACATCGCCCTTTCTTGCCCAAAGAGCCCCAGAAGCAGCGTTTCGTGTTCCGCCAATTGTTTTGGCAAGACGCTTTTCGTGCTTCTTGGACTCCTTTTGCCCTTTACTCCTCAAGTTGTATTTTGCCTTCCTCGTATCCACGAAGCAACTTGGGAACTATGTAAAACAGAGTCTCTCTCCAGAAACATCTGTTGCAGCCACAGAACGGTTCTCCTGAAACAGTTTCAGTTATCTCTTCTTCTGTGCCTTCGTATATGGCTTCAAACAACATGTCGGTGTAAGCCTCTACACCTCGCTCTAACTCTTCAGCCCATTGCTGGTCGATAACCTCAAACCCACTACTCATCATCACCCACCACAATGGAATCGGTTGACTCAAGGACAGCCTTTTCAAGTTCTTCCTTGAGGTCAATTTCGCCACGGAGGCTATCAATGACGGGCTCAATTCCTTGCCACTTTCTTTCGCCATAGTAGTACCACCCACCTTTACGTTCTATTAAACCTTTTACTACTGCAAGAGCCGCGATTTCTTTAGCGAAATCATATTCTCCAGGAACGCAAGCGCCGCCTTCTGCGAAGTAAAAGTCAAAGTATGCGACTCTTTGTGGAGGCGCCGTTTTATTCTTAAGAGTCCTAACTTTAATTCTTTGACCGATTCTGACTTTATTGTTACCCGAACCAAGTTCAATCCATTCATCTCTACGGACTTCACATCGAGTGAAAAATGCATAGTTCTTTCCTTCTCCTCCAGGAGTGGTGCGAGGGTCTCCATGCATCACGCCAATCTTCATGCGGTATTGATTTATGACAATACCTAAAACAGGTCTTTCTGCTTCAACAAGACTTCTTTTCATTGCAGTACCTACAACTCTGAAAAACTTGTTAGTTAATAGAGCGCCTTTACCTACAGTTGCCTCATCCATATTTTTTTCCAACTCAGGAGAAGGTGATAGGGCTGGAAGCGAGTCAATAACAATGGCGTCCACAGACTTGGATTCAGCAAATGCAATTACAGCGTCGTAGGCTTCTTCCATAACACTTGTTTCTACAACAATAACTCTGCTGGTATCTACTCCACACATTTGTGCGTAATCAGGAACCCATGCTTCTGCTGCAACCCACACGGTTGTGAAATTTGGGTCTTTTGCTTGATTTGCAGCAATTGCTTTTAATGCAACTGCAGTCTTTCCATGTGATGGTTCTCCAATTAATTCATTCCATTGGTTACCAGGAAACCCGCCACCAAGAACATAATCAAGAGTTGTAGAACCACTGGTGAACCTAGGTACGAGGTCAGAACGAATATCACTGGCAAATACAACAACGCCATCACCAAACTTTTTATTAAGTTGAGCAACAATTTTTTTGGCCTCATCAGTAATCATCCATCAATCCTTCCGACTATTTGTTGTGGATTAAAGTTATTAGTTGTGTCATTTCCTCTTGCCGATTTTGTAGCGCCCTCTACTTTTGCTCCAGTAAGAGAGCCGTATCTACTTCCTGATTGTTCCAATGGATAACCACAGTCATAACACCGCAATTTTGCACCAGCAACACTCATGTAATTACTCGAAGAACAATTTGGACAGGATTGATTTTGCATAGCGCTTTGTGCTTTAGAAACATTTGGGTTTACAACCGGAGGTGTGTAGGGAGTCATCGGTTGTTGCGATGGTGGCATTGGTATATTTGCAGGACGTGGCTGTTGCGCTGGTTGTTGTCCTAGTTTGTTAGCCCACCAGTTTGCGTTGCTCATTCTTTGGCCTCTCCCCATCTATCTACAATTTTTGCTTCAGCAATTAAAGGAACTGTAATCTCTGGAAGACGAATGCCTTCCATAGACTCGCGGATTGCTGCTGCCACATCCTCCGCTAAATCTTCACGAGCAACGGTAACCAACTCGTCGTGCACAGTCAAAATGACGTTTGCTCCAGGCTCGTCTATAAAGCAGGAGTGAGCCCTTACAATTGCCAATTTCATGATGTCTGCAGCAGAACCCTGAATAACGGTGTTAAAGGCCTGACGTTCTGCTCTTGACTTTAATCCTTGGTCACGGCTCTTAAGGTCAGGAATGTATCTGCGCCTGCCAAACAAGGTAGACACATAAGGCGTTGGTGTCTGAGCAGCAGCCATACGAATTACCCGTGCCTTGTATTTAGAAATGTCATGAAACTGCTTGCTAAAACGGTCTAGAAGGTCTTTAGCATCCTTTACGGTACAACCAATGCTCTGAGCAATCTTCTCTGGGCCAACGCCATAAGACATCGCTAGCACGAGAACTTTTCCAGCCTTACGTTCTACTCCCATCGTGTTACCTATAGTTGTGTATATGTCTCCACCTTCTAAATAGTTGTTCATCATAATAGGGTCATTTGAAAAAGAAGCAATTATTCGTGGCTCTATTTGACTGTAGTCAGCAACTATAAGTTTGTGACCTGGTGGTGCAATGAACATATTTCTGATTAACGTACCGTAATCCCCACCACTTGGGATGTTCTGTAGATTAGGGTCGCTACTAGAGAAACGACCTGTTTCTGCTCCGTGTGGTTTGAAGTTAGTATGTACTTTGCCGTTTATTAAAAGCGATTTCTTTTCCACGACCTTTGTCTTGCCCATAACTGTGTGAGTTACTTCCCCTCCAAGATAAGGCATTACATAAGTTGTCATTAACTTATTTAAGTCTTGGTATTCAAGAATGGCGTCTACCAACTCGTCCTTACTGCGGTAGAACTCCAAAGCATCGGAAGACACTGAATAGTGCTGTATCCCTAACTTCATAGGCGTAGTAGCGGCTACCTCTTGCCCTTTTGTAGTCAATGCAATCTTGATACGAAGGTTAGGCTTTATACCTCTACCACCCTCCTCTTTTGGAGAAAACAAAAGTTTCTGCTTCTCTTGCACAGAGTTCATAGAAAACGGTGTACCAACTAATTTCCATGCCTTGGCTTTAGCGTCGTCAATATCTTTTTCAAGACGCTTCTTCAACTTAGTAAGTTCTACAACGTCGATGTGTGCTCCAGTAAGTTCCATGTCACAAAGAGCAGCGAGCACATCCATCTCAAGACTCCACACACGATTTAGGTCGCCCTCTAATTTGGGAGCCATGACTTTATAAAGTTTATAAGTAGCCTCAGCATCAAGACCTGAGTATTTGGCTACGTCGCTGAAGGCGTGTATCTCTACCTGCGCTCCAACGCCCTTTTCTACAGTGATTCCTAGTTCTCTCTTTGCCATATCGGCAAGACCTAAATACCCACGATGAAGGTTGTTTGTGATAAACCCAGCCATCATCGTGTCAAAGAAAGGCTTAGTGGGAACAGCGCCACGGTAATACTTTGCAATTGATTTTAAATCAAACTTTACATTGTGACCAATTTTTAGTTGGTCACTAAAGAACAGTGGCTTCAAAGCCTTGAACACATCTCCTGGCAACAACTGGTCAGGAGCAGGACCAAATACTGGTTTCCACTTTGCTTGGTTTTTTGAATAATCTGTGTCCTTCAATTCTTTACCAGCGGCTAACTTGCGCTGACCACTTAATAGAAGTTCCTTGTCCCAATGCAGGAATTCACCATTTGGATGACCCATAGGTACTACATCTACACGGTCCTCTGTTGCAAGAGAAATCCACAGCACATCGTTAACTACAGGCTGAATTCTATTTTCGCCAACGGACTCGATATCGAAGGCAAATGCATCTACTTTTTCGTAGTGCGCAACTAATTCTTCTAGTTGTTTCTTTGTTGTAATTATGTTCATATAACCCCTCTAATTAGAGTAAGAGAGCCCGGAATGGAGGTAACGGGCTCTCCTACTTGTGGAAACGTCTTAAGCGACTGAGCGAGCAACTTCTAGTAGTTCAGAGCGAGGGGTCTCTCGAATTACTTCTGCTGTGTATGGTTCAGCGGCTGCTACTAACTCATTAACCGTATCAGGGTTAAGTTTCCACTCCTCGGCAAGGTCACGACCACGGACGAAGTTGAGGGTGTACTGCGTCGTTGGTCCAGTGCCTAGTCGAGAAATCTCCCAGAACTCTTTTGAAAGAGGTCCTTTACGCTCGTCATCATGAGCCTTCTTAATTTGACGAGCCAGCGATGGTGGAGCAGTAAGGATTTGCAATCCTTGTGTTTCACCACTTAGTACGTAGATGTTGAATGCGAACTTACCACGAGGCTTATCGCCAAGGATTTCGCAGAGTGGGCAACCCTCACCCATGCAGACAAAAGATTTCTTACCCTTTGGGCGTTCAATCCAGTGCTGCTCATATGTTGCAAATGGAGAGTCCTCAAGGAACTTCACTAGTTGTGGTTCTTCAGAGAACCGGAAATCAGTTGGATACTCAGAATTATCTGACTTTAGAAGTGCATCAACGGCATCCCAGCCCTGCTGCACAGTTGTTCCAACCTTTGGTGTTGCTGTTTCGCTATCTTCATCAAGATACGAATCAGCATTTACTGCTGGTTTTGTGATTGGCATATCTTTCTTTCTTGGTAGTGAGGCACTGAGCAGTTCGTATCTCTGTACGTGGTTACTGCTTCTGGCTCTCGATGGATGTGAGTTCCTTCCAGCGCTTTACTAAAGCCTCTGTAAGGTCTTCGTGTTGGTTCCATTCTACACGAGCGGAACCTAGAAGGTTTCGTTTGGCAAACTCGTCAACTGCAGCCTCTATAAGAGCGCGGGTATAAACCCGATTTCCTCCAGTCTTTTGACCTTTTAAAGTCTTAGACCGAAGTCGATACGGGGCACGTGGGATATAGCCCTTACGTTCCCATAGACGAACAGTGACTATGGTCTTTTCCAATGCCTGTGCTAAAGCACCGATTGTGAAGACCTCAGTTTCCTTTCCACCTAATGTTTTAATGATTGGGTTTTCATCCCAACCATTAGTCTCACCGCTTTTACGGCGAGAAATCTTTGGGTCTGGTTCACGACGCTTCTTCTTTGAACCGGGAATATATTCAAGGTCTTTGAAGGCCTCGTAAATTTCGTCCTCTCCTCGTAGTCCTGGCATCGTTAGTCTTTCTTCATTACCAATGCCCAGACAACGGTTTGAGGGTACATCTCATCAATCTCTGCTTCCGTCAATTCATCGCTATAAAGAGCAGCCATGAGAGCATCTTCATCTATTACTTCTACAATTTTAATAAGTTTGTCACGAAGGCCTTTTTCATCGATGATATCAAATGCAACGTCTTCATCAATCTTTCGTGTAACACGACGCTGCTTCATCATGGACTTAACGCCTTCAATCTCTTCAGGCAATTCAAAAATTATGTTTCCCTTGTCATCGGTTTCGCCACTCTCCTCAATTTTTGAGAAAAGGTCATCACGCAGTTCTTTCATTTGTTCTTGAAAATACTCAACTTGTTTCTTATAAAAGATATACTGCTGTGCTTGTGACAGTGTGTTGTCTTTTTCTATGATTCTAGAGTCTTGTTTTGCTACACGTGGCATGTGCCCCTCCTACGATTTAGAAAGGAAGTTTAAAAGACTTCCTACAGTCAAGTCTACCCCACCACGAGAGTTGATTCCCGCACCGTCAAGTACGGCGTGAGCCACAGCGCCCTTCTGCTGAAGCATCTCGTGCTGTCGTTCTTCTATAGAGTTCCTCATAAGTATGTCCTGGATAGTAATAGTAGGCCATCTGCTAGAGGCTCTCTTGATTCGCCCGTTTCTCTGGACAGCAAGTCCAGCGTTCCAGGGAAGGTCGTAGTTAATCAAAAGATTTGCATTGGGCAAATCAACGCCATATCCACCAGCATCTGACGAAATGAAAACTCGACAGTCTGGGTCAGTTAAAAACTTTTCTTTGCTTTTTTCTTTTTCTTTGGAGTTCATTTCTCCGGTATACAGAGTCCCACCCAACTTGTCGTAGATTGTTGCTACAGCATCAAGATACGACGCAAATATAACTATTTTGGCATCAGGGTCAGTTTCAAGGTGTTCGTTTGCGTAACTAACAAGGGTGTCAAGTTTTGGCACTCCCATTCCACGCAACTTTAAGTAACCACCATCTATTAAATACTTTGCATATTCCGATTCACTGTTAGCCAATATAAAGGGATTATCACAAACCATACGAAGCGCTGTTATCTTAGACATTATCGAGCCTCGCATCATGTCTGCAGGGCTGCCTGGTTTATACCCTTCACCATAATGTGCTGCTATTGAAAATCCTGCACCTAGTAATTGTTTGGCTTCAATCAACTCATTACGAAGTTCTTCTGCAATAAAGTTATACAACTTGCTACCTGCAGAATCAAATCTAACAAGTATCGGGTCACGGTAAATAACGCTTGGCAAATACGGTGCAACATCCGGGTCGGTCTGTACTTTTCGAACTGAACAGGTCTGCATCTTTTGATGAAAGATTGGAAGGTTTCGATACCTTTGTACCCCGCCAAAATGGTTTCTAACAATAAAGGTCTGGTCAAACAAATCAAAACGACCAAGTAGGTTTGGATTAACGAATTGCATGATGCTGTACAACTCTTCTGGTCTTCCATTTTCAATTGGTGTTCCAGTAAGAGCAAATCTAATGGGAACTGTTCGTGATAGTTCTTTTACCTTTTTAGAACGCTTGGACCTGAAGCCCTTTATAGCCGTAGCCTCATCGCAAACCAATGCTCCCCACCAGTACTTCTTAACTACATCCCAGTCATTGACTATTGACTCATAGTTAGTTATTACATAATCAGATTTCTGTCCATCTTCATATTGCTGTGTGCGTTGGGCTTTGTTTCCATCTATAACAGTAGATACGACACCTGTGCAGAATTTGTTTATCTCTTTTTGCCATTGGTATTTAAGGCTAGATAAGGCTATTACAAGGATAGGACCCTTCTGTATTTGTCCGGTATCATTCAGTTTTTCTAGGGCCGCAATTGTCATACAGGTCTTTCCTAGACCCATTTCGTAAGCAACAAGCATCTTCTTCTCGCCAACCATACGACTTACAGCCTCTACTTGATAGGGCTTTAAAGTTCCACTAAACAAGGAAAGCCTCCTTGCCTAGAACATAAGACTTAGCAGTCTCAATACCTTGATGAATTTCATTTATGTTCATATCACCTGGGTCTTTTACATCTATGCCACTATAGTTAAAGAACCATAGATTTAGCCCATACTTGCGAGCAAACGGACGCATAGATTCTGCTGCTTTAAGACCGGCCTCATCTTTATCGAACGCGGCAATAACCTTTTCGGCTCTGCGCATAATCTTTGCTTGGTCTTCACTAATAATTGCGCCAAAAGTAGACACAGCACCCTCAACACCGGCAACGCGTAAACGAACAACATCTAATGGGGACTCAACTACAACAAGGATGTCCGTAGCCATTACTTCAACACCAAACACAGTCTTTGATTTCTTTACACCCGCTGGTTGATTGCGAAAAAAGCGACCGCTAGCACCCTTTTCTTGCCATCCCATCAACTCGTATGTGTCGGGATGGCGGATAGGAAGAATCCATGCTGAATGATTTACATCCCAAAGTACGCCATG